GATGAATTTATGCATGCTATTAATAGAACGACTTCCGCAGGTTTTCCCTGGTGTAATGATGTGGGGAAAAAACCTGGCAAACAATCTTATTTAGGTTCTGATGACAATTATGATGCTTTTCCCCCTAATTTTAAAACTCTTGATGGTAAACGTGTGTATGATGCTGTAATGAATTTGATAGAAGATTGCTCAAATAAAGTTTTGCGGAACGTTGTTAGTGTTGATACAAAAAAAGATGAATTGCGACCTATCCATAAAATTTCAACAAGAATTTTCTCTGCTTGCCCTCAACATTTTGTCATTGCTTTTCGTATGTATTACTTGCCTTTTTGTTCTTGGATTATGCATAACAGACATTATAATGGGATTGCTGTGGGTGTGAATCCCTTTGCTTCAGAGTGGGATTTTTTGACAACGAAATTAAAAGAAATGGGCCCTAAAGTGATCGCAGGTGATTTCACTAACTATGATGGCTCACTGAATTCTCAAGTTCTCTGGGCTATTTTCCATAATATTTTCATTCCATGGGTAAAATATATGCACGGTTCAATTTCAGACGAAGATTACAATATTTGTTTTGGTTTGTGGTCTCACTTAACTCATTCTGTTCACATTTTTGATTCTAACGTATACATGTGGACACATTCGCAACCTTCAGGTAATCCAATGACAGCAATTTTAAATTCTCTTTATAACATCATAATTATGCGTTATTCTTGGCACATTATTTTTAAGAATACTAAGTTAGTTGGTCAGCAAAATTTTTCCAAATATGTATATATGATAGCGTATGGTGATGATAATGTGCTTAATATTTCTGACATAGTTGCTAATGAATTCAATCAACAGACAATTTCTTCAGCCCTTGCTACCATTGGTCATACTTATACTGATGAAGCAAAGACTGGAGAAATTGTCAAATATCGGACATTGTCCGAGGTTCAGTTTCTGAAAAGGGGCTTTGTGTTTGATACAAAACTTAAAAGATATGTTGCACCTCTAGATCAAAGTGTAATTTATGAAATGTTGAATTGGGTTCGAAAATCCAAATCTACGTTGAATGTTGATGATGTTTTGTTGACAAATGTCCAAGTCGCTTTTCGTGAAATAGTGTACCACGGGGAAGGTGCATATAATGAACTAAAACAGAAGATAACATCTAATCTTCATCTATTCCCTAAAAACAATCTTCCAATAATCCGTCCTTATTTGAATCTCTTGCTTGATGTGAGCATGGGGTTTGATGTGGATGATTATTCTTTTTTCTAAGCTTTCAGTGTGATCTTGCTTTTCTATACAAAATTTTGAGTCTAATAAAAGAAAAGTACTGCTATTGAAAGAACGGGGTTACCTATTTAGGTTTACGTCCCAGGATGCTCCGTGGCAGCCCCACATTATCCAGGGAAAACTCAATGCGATTTGGAAGACTAAGTTATCTCCTAATCTAAGAAAACTAACTTGCTACAAACTCAAATTCTAATCTCGAAGTTGGTGATCGAGAAATGACCTCCCAACAACTAGAAACTGTTACAATGTCTGCTCAAGGTGTTGCTCCTGTCTCTCAAGCTCTTCCTAGTATTGTTGACATCGATACTAAGTATTTACACATGAC